GGCTCAACCATCGTGAAGCCGCGCAGAACGTCTTCAGCATTGGTAGCGATATTGTAGGAGGTGGCTTGCGCCATGGTAGTTAAAGTTTTCTCAGACGGGTTTGTAGGATGAGCACCTTGGAGTAATCATCTTGGGAGCCGGTGGACTCGAAACGCTTCACTGCCTTCTCCAGTTCGCCCTTGACCTTGGCCTTCTCGGTGGCGCTCGTGCGGCTGGCCGTGGGTTTGGCCGCCGCCGTGGTGCCGGTGTCGCCTGCCGTCTTCGGGGCGGTGGACGCCGCCGACCTGACCGCTGGCTTGGCCGCTGCCGCCTTCTCCGCTGCCAGGGCTTGCTGGCCACGTTTGGCCAAGGCCCAGAGTCGTTCAGCGTCGGGGATCGCGGCTAAGGCCGGATACTGGCGCTTGAGACCCTGGAACTCCAGGTACTCCGGGGTGCCACGGGTGAACATGGCGGGGAGGATCGTCTGGGCCTCCTGCTGGGCGGTGGCGTTGGCCTTGAGGAACTGGCGGCGGGCGGGGATGTAGCGGTCTAGGTGCCGCTTGGCCTCACGCTTGGCTTCCAGGAGGTAGTTTAGCTCAAACTCCCGGCCGCCAATCACCACCTTGTCCTCGTCCCGGAGGGCGGCCTTCTGGATGGCCAGCTCATTACCCTCGATGAAATCAAGGGCGGACTGGGCATCACGGGCCAGCTTCTCCAGGTCGGCCTCACTCTTGGCGGCGACGGTCTTATCGTCGGGGCTTTCGAGCGGGACCACTACCGGCTCAGGGGTGACAACCTCTGCGTGTGGCTCGGCCAGTTTCGCCTCAACCTCGCGGAGCTTTGATTCAAGGTCTTTGGCCTTGGCAACCTCCTCGTTGATGCGCTTCTGGACTTTCTCGTGCCACTTCGCCTTGGCTGCTTTCCACTTAGCCTTTAGCTCAGGGGGAACTGAATCGGACTGTGAAAGATCGTTTTCTGTCTCGGGGGAGTCGGTGGTCTCGGGCTCTTGCTCGGTATCGCCCTCAACAGCTTCCTTCTCCGCTTCACTGTCGGCCGCTTCCGGGGCTTGCGCCTCATCAGCAACCTCTGCGGTTTCGTCCGTCTTCTCCGGTTCCTTCGGCTTGGTAGCCTTATCGACCAGGTACTTGGCGAACTCATCCGCCGTCATCTCCTTCATGGCATCATCTGGCGCCGTCTCCACGGCCTCCGGGGTAGCCAAGTCAGCCCCTTTAGTATCGTTATCCATAGTTTGTGTCGGACCTAAGAACCCGCTTAGTATTGTCCCAGTGGTTTAACGCCTCACAGCGGCGGTGGCAGTTGCCACGAAAGTCTAGGTGTCCTGCACGTTCCGGGTGCGCAGGGCTGAAAAGCTCTCCAGAAACCAGTCATCCTCGGCCACCCGGGCACTTGTTGAGGCTAGTTCGGCGTGGTTCTGGTAGATAGAGGGGGAACGGGTATCGACGATCCACTGCTCCCGGCGCTCACGGATGGCCTGCTCAAAGACCGGCCAGTGCGGGCTGTCCATGAGGCCACGGATGGCGATGGCTAGGGCTTCGTCGTTCATTGGCCCACACTCCCCGCCGACTGGGTGCCCAAGCGACCCGTCAGGGCGTTGACCTGATACTGCTGAATCTGGAACTGTAGCTGGTCACTGTACCGCTGGACGCGCTTCTGGAGCGCCGGGTCGGCCGCCAGCCGGGCCTGTACATCCACGGCCGGGTTGTCCTGCGGACCCTGCAACCACTGCTGCACGACCTGTAGGCGCAACTGCGGGTTGATGCCCTGCTGGGGAACGTCTAGGTCGATGCCGGCCCAGAGCTTCGACAAATCGGACTGCGTTTCGGTGACTTCCTTCTGTGCCGCAACGTCGGTGGGAACCACAACGTCCTCGGCAAGGATGGGGTCAATCATCTCCAGCGAGCGAATCAGCAGGCGGCCGTAATCAACCTGTCCGTTACGGTCAAACTGCTGCGCTATTTCACCGATGGCTTTCAGTTTCGCTTGGAACGTCTCGGCATCGGAGAACACGTCGCCAACATTTACCCAGAAATCGTACTTACCGCTGAACTCGCTCTTGCTGAATTTCTGGGCGGTCGTGGTTCCGGCGCCGATAACGCGGAACCATTCCTCGTCCGGGCCATATTGGGACCATAACTCCCACGTTTGCGCCATGACTTCCTTCCAGCCAAGGAGCCACGAGTTGATCTGCTTCTTGGCTTTGGTCTGCCACTCATTCTGGGCATCGTCGGCAGTTGGGCGGCCGTTGTACTTCCGCGTCATCTGCTCAATGCGGGTCTGGATTTCCACGGACGCCTGCGGGGGCGGGGGAATCTCCATGTACCCATACTCCTGCGGGCGGCGCTCGGCAATCATCGTGCCCGGACCCAGGCGGCCGGGGGCGCGTCCCACCGGGTGGCGCACCGGGGGCACCGTGGCCAGGCTGGCATTGTCCCGGCGGGCGTCATACTCGGTCTTGATCGCGTCCTGGAAGCCCTTGTTGGTCTCCGGGGTGCCCCGGGTATCCAGCAACAGCCGGCTCAGGTGCTCGCGGTTGAACACCACGAACGGGTACAGCCCGTGCCGGTAGCCCAACAGCTCATGCTTGGCGTAGCTGCCGTCGCCATCGTCCTCATGCATCGCCGGGCATAAGACCGTGCAATAGATGCCCGGGACGCCATCCTCGTCACTGAGGCGCTGGTAGGCCCAGACGAACTCCACAAGGCCGCGATGACGCTCAATCTTGTTCGCCACCAGTTCATCCCGGCGCTCAAAGGACTCATCGGCGCTCGTGCCCGTGCCATCCGCTGCCATGCACTTGGCAATGGCCTGCTCCACGTAGTCGCTATCCCAGCCATCACTGATGACCTTTTCCCGTGCGGCCTCCGGGGCGAGGTACTGGCGCCGGAAGACAGACCGGGCGGCCTGGAAGTCCTGCGTGTTGGCCGGGAAGAACACGTCCTCACCGACCGCGTAGGCCCGGACCACGGGGCGATTAACCTGCTGCACCACGTAGGGGACCGTCGCCGTGCCCGTGTCCCGCAGGTCCTTCAGCATCCGCTTCGCCTTCTTCGCGGACACCCCGAACTGCTGCGCCACCATGGTCGCCAGCTCCTCACTGAAAAGGTTCTCCCGGATGGCCACCGCCACGTCCGGGTTGGTCGCCTCAATCTCGGCCAGGCTGATGGGCTGCTGCGTCTTCTGCACCCGCTGCTCCCAGAAGATGCCAAGGACGCCAATGCCCCGCTCGTGGATGTAGTTGGCGAGGATTTCCGACTCACGGGGCAGTTCCTTCATCTGCGATAGCATCAGCCACCGCATGAAGTTGGACACGACCGCCGCCTTGCCCAAGTCGCCACCCTCCACCGCCACTGCCCGGATATTGGCACTGGACAGCGCCACCAATGCCTGCGCCACGTCATGGGTGATGATTTCATCCACCACCGGCACCCGGAGGTCACTGGCCCCGTCCCACGGGAACGGCTGGGTGTCGCCCTTCTTGACCGCATGCTTGCGCTGGTCGGCCGATTGCCCATCCCACACGCAGTACCGGGTGTCCTGGTTCTCCTCCACCTGGTCGATGTGGCTCTCCAGGTCCTCCACCGTCTCCTTGTAGGACCGCGCCAGCACCACCACGTCCGGGCCGCTCTCGTCAATCAACTGGAAGTCAGGATCGTCGGCGCGGTTGTCGGTGTTCACCATGTTGGACAAGTTGCCATTATACCACGATGGCAAAGCGGTGAACCTATATGCCGATAAGGGATGGAATCCTGCCATTTATCCCGCCAAAACGGGGATAATGTCCAATATATGCTACCTTAACCGGCTTACGGCGCAATATACCGGACATTATCCCGCCATAGCGGGGATAAACCATGCGAATCGACCAGGCGGGGGCGGGCGGAAATAAAGAATCGGCCTATTTCATTTAATTGCTCAGGACGTAAGGTAAAAGTTTTTACCTTAGCGCCATTTGCTATTCACGAATCGCGTAAATGCGCCATGTGGCGCATACTTGCGCCAGAACAATCTATTCATTCTGACGGGAAAAGCAGGCAGGATTCCCGTCGCCCGCACCGCCTAAAGCGAGTAAAGTCGGGATACTTGCCAGGGCTAGTAGCTGCCGCCACCAGTGACCACCGGGGCATCCGGGTCCACGTACTCCACCCCGCTTTGCAGCATGTACCGGAGCGTGTCGATGCCCTCTTTGCTGGGCTCATCCTTGCCGGCCCCGGCGTACAGTTCCATGCACTGGATAAGGTTCTGGCAGTTGTCGCTGATAAATAGGCGAGGGGAGTTCAGTGGCCCGACCGGCTTAGACGGATCATAGCTCAGGCGGTCGTTGATAAGAGCCTCGCCGTCCATGATGGCCTTGCCCGGGGCGGCAATGTAGGTGAGCCCGGCATCCTGGAGCATCGAAACGATAGTGTCCGCGCCCTCCATGTGCTGGTGCTCCGTGCCGCCGGAACGGGGATCAAGGACCCGGGTTATCAGGTCGCCGTCCAGGCCAATCTCCTCCTCCACTCGCTCAATGAGGTCCTTGTAGTCGTTGATGCCCCAGCCGAGCCCGGCCGTAGCCGGACCCTTCTTGCCGCCCTCGGACCCGGACAGGTCCACCCACTCGCCCCAAGTCGGCTGGTCCGGCCACTCATGCGTAATATAGAGGCGGTCGTTGGCATCTATTGCCCCCCAGATCATAAACCACTTGCGGCTGCCGTGGGGGTCCAGGGCGGTGAACCAGGTGTACTTCTTCGGCGCCTTCAGGACCGCTATCTTGTCGTGGGGCACGACGTGGACATCCTTACTGAATAGCGGGAACTTGGCCACCTTGGACTTGGTGGGGACACCGTAATGCCGCGCCAGTATCTCGGCCTCGGGTTTCCCTATAAGGTCCTTGCCGTCCCTAACGTCTTGGGGGAGAAAAATATTCGAGTGCGTCCAATAGTAATGCACCAGCGTTCGGCCGGTCTCATCCGCCTTCTGGAGCGTCGGCAGTTCCCGCTTAACCAAGGGGGCATACTCCTTCTCCAAGGTCTTGGCCTTGCCCAGGATGGCCTGCACGGTCGGCGTCCACCCGCTGATGGTCGTGAAGGACAGGAGCATCCGCCCCTTGGCGTCACGAAGGCGGTACTGTAGGGTCTCATAGAGCTTGGCCGGGATTTCCTCGTCTGCCCACACAAGATGCGCCCACCAGCCCTCGGCCACCTTCTCATCGTTGGTCCAGGACTTATAGGTCTGGAACACGATCATGCTTGGCTCGTACCCGGGTTCCACCGGGGGAAGGACTAGCTTGCCGCCCGTGAAACCGTTTTTCAATGAATAACTTATGTCATACGGAGCGTTCCGCTTCTTGGGCAGATTCTTGTACGCGGCGGGCAGTTCGTTCCACACGATCCGCTGCATGTCATTGATAGACGCCTCCTCGTTGCTGGCCCACGCCCGTATCTTGGCCCCCGGGATGTTCATGGCCGCCCATATACAAAGCCTTGCACAGCAAACACTTTTGCCGCTCCGGTTGCCCCCGCAAATCACATGAACTTGTGACGACACCCAGTTCTCCGTGAGCTTTGACCACGCCGGGAAGCACCACCCATACGTCACCGGGTCACTCGCCTGCAACTTGGCGAACTCCGTCAGCTTGTCCGCCGGGAGCTGCGCTATCGCCCTGGCCCCCTCATCGCTGTACGGGATGCCAAAACCCTTCCCGACCACCGGGACCACCTGATCGGCATAGATGATGGGGGCGGGCATGGGCTAATTGTAAAAATCGCGCCCAGTGGCCATTCCTTGGTCTATACGGGGCGCGGGGGTCAGGATAGCGGTATGGCGGCCAAATCGTCCGTAATGCAGCGCAATGGCCTCCAGAATCGAAGCGGCTGGCCTAGGCACACCGTGATCCCCACCGATTATACCGCCCCGTCAGCCGGTACACATCCTTCCGCTCATGCCGCACCCAGATGCGCTTACCAACACTAAACCGCTGGCGATCCGCCGGATGCATCAAACACCGCCCGTGACTGCCATCATCCAAGGTTATCAGCAACATCCGGGGATTCACCGGGCGGGCATAGACTAACACGTTGATGTCGCCAGCTTTGGCCCACTTCTCCTCGTCGGACAGGGGGGCTATCGGGGCCGCCGGGCAGTCGCCAACCAGGACCGGGGCAGGTGAGGGGGCAAACGCATCAGCCACCAGCGCACCAGCCACCTCCATCGCATCGGGACGATCCAGATGGGCAGCGATGATCGTGGTGAGCACATGGGCGGCGGGTTCGCTAAGTCCTTTTTGGGCTGAATTTTTGGAAGCTAGGGAATCAATGGTGGATTCCACGGCCGCCGGTTTCCGCGACCCCCTCCCCCCCTTGCGTGCCTTGGCCAGGGGATGACGCGACCTGACCTTACGAGCCTGCTTCTTTAGCTCTGCCAGGGTGGGTCTAGGCGCATCTTGGGTGGTATCTGCAACCGGTAAGTCATTCATATTCAACAGTGGCAAGGACCATTAGGCATGGTCTCAACTGGATTCGGTGGCCTCCGCGTCGATGATCGGGCCGGGCTTGGGGTGGGGCAGATAGTTAGGAGCCTTACTATCTTGGGCCGGCGAAGCGGAGAAAACCGATTTGGCGGCCGGACCCAGGATTGCAGCTAGCGCACTACCTGGGTCTCCTTTGATGTGTAAATGCAGCGATTGGTTGACCGCCTTTGGCCCTTGGTTGATCTTGTCAGTGACTACGCCAAGGCTAATCACCGTCTGCATCGGGCTCAGTTGCTCAATCTCCTTTGCCGCCTTGCTGGCTAGCTTGTCCGCCAGGTCTTGCAGCTTGCTCCGCTGATAGTCTGCAAACTCATCGGCGGTCATATTGGTTGCCCGCATGACCGCGCGTGCATCGGGCTCGCTTAGTCCGGTTTCCTCTTTCAATTGACGATAGCCCGTTGCCCGCGTTGCCGCCTCTGCAATCTCTGCCGGGCTAAGTTTGGGGATGGCTCTCGGTCTGCCCCTAGGTCTGCCGGTAGGTTTCGCCATGCCATTTCTCCCAGTATGCCACACCTGCAAAGCCTAGAGGGTGCGGACTGTCCGATTGCCATTACAAACGTGCCCGCAGAATTGCGTTGATTTGCAGGACCGCCTCTGCTCTATTGGGCGCATGGCCCTGATAAGCCTAACAACCGTTAGTGATGAATTGGCCGGCGCCGGTCCCTGTGCGGAGGTGTCTAACGGCACCAATTATCAGCTGCGCAAACTGGCGCCGGCTTTTCGTTATCCAAACATGAAAAGCCAAGAGCCCGAAGTTAGTGTCGTGCGACTGGACGCCTGCGGTTCACTCGTGACTGTTAATGGCCGGAAGTATATCGTCGAGCGGGATGAAGACGGCAAGACCGGCTTCACCGCTTGGACCGGCAAGACCTGGAAGCAGGATGCGAGCACGCGGACGGCCGCAATTGCCGCCTGTGTGTTCCATGCGTTGAGCAATCCCGTGCGACCGAGGCCGGCGCAGGTGATCCGCTACAGCGTGGAGGTACAGCACGCCGCCTGATGGCGCTAGGCAGGGGACCAATCCCTTGCCTTAAAAACAGGATGCCTAGACATTCACAAACAAAAGCGTTGACTTGTTGGCAAAGTATAGACACACCGAGAATCCAATTCATCACTAACGATACAAACACCCATGAACACACCCACCCAAACCCCCGCAGTTGCAACGCACACGCCGACGCCGTGGCATGTCGGAATGAAGCCCGGCCCGTTTATCTACGGCCCGCAAGGTGAGCAGGTCGCAGACATGACAGGAGCGTGCACCTTCAACGGCAAGCAAGACGCCGCCTTTATCGTCCGCGCCTGCAACAGCCATGCGCAGTTGGTGGCGGCGCTGGAAATGCTGACTAAGGCGCTGTACGATTCGGGCCACCATGATCTGTTTTGCCTTGCCCGAGAATACATTGTTGCCCGCGCCGTGCTGCAATCGGCCAAGGAGTAAATGACCGCATAAACAATCCAGAGCATGAAACCTTACACTTCCCAACAAGTCACGCAATCAATGTCCGACACGCTATTCCGTGAGGCATACGGCCCGGACTGGCAACGCATCCAAGGCGCCACGCTGTTTCAGCACAATTACGGCTTTGAAAAGCCGGCCGCAATTCACGGCTGGCAATGGTCAACCACTTTCGGCCGCTGGTCCGCGCTGGTTACGTTTGACGATGGCTGGCACGGCTACACCTACCCGAAGTATTCTTAACCCCCATGCGCCCCATGAAAACCAAGAAAATCAAAATTGGCATTCCGGCCATCGTAAACCGCTCCAGCCTTCCGACGTTGCGTTCAAAAGAGCTTAGCGACTATCATGCATTCAACACGGCGCGAATCGTTGGGCGCCAATGTGACCGCGTATGTCTACAGTGGCAAGACGGCCACAAGGCTTGGTTTGACCAAGAAGCCATCATTCCCATTTTCCAATGAGCACAAACACAGACCACAGAGAAACCGTATTCAAAGCCGCGCAACGGCTGGCAACAGGAATCTATGGCGATTCCCCAGCCGCCGAGTCGCTCGCAGAAAAGATAATGCGCCACGTAATCGACGAGTGCGCACTATTGGAAAGTCGGGCACTGCTGGAGCAGACGCGCAAGACTTGGCTGGGGCACCCAGACAAGGCCTTTATCGGCAAGCTCGATGAACACCTAGGGCTTGCCCAAAGCAAGACCAAGCCTGGGGTTGTCTGCTATTCCGACGGCATCTCGTGTCCGGGATGCCCGCATTACCACGATCCGGTCAAAAACCCGGAATGCAGCTACAAGGCGGACGCCACGCGGCGCACCATAGATGACGCCAGCAATGAAGAATGGTTGCACGCTGCCGCCCGGATCGCTGGTGGCGACTACGTAGAAGACCCTGACGACGAAATTTCAGACAAGGATACTATGGGCGGATCAATTCGGGGCGAAAAGGAATCTGCATTGTGTGCCGTCTGGTTTGCCTACCAAACCGACCTTATCAGTGAGCATGAGGTTATCCGCCAATCCGTCGCGCTCGCCACTGCGGCAGACCTAGAACTTAGCGCCATGCGCAAAGAAATCGAAAGCCTTAGACTTGGCGTGGGTATTCTATCGCGGGAAGCCCGCGCCGCGCTGCAATCGG